CTGCGAGCCCGCATAGCGGACCGCGACGAGTTCGCGATTGAACGCGTCCTCGCCGGCACTCGGCGTCTCCGCTTCGCGCTCGGCGTGGTCGGCGCTGGAGAGAATGGGCATTCAACTCACTCCGCGAGACTCCGGATCTTGCCCATGTGGTTCGCTCGCCGACACACCGGCTCGTGGGTCGTGAGGTAGCCGACCTGCTCGGCGAGGTTGTCGATCGCGAGCGTGTTCGTCGGCTGACCGGGGCCGGCGGTTTCGACCATCGGCGACATGTACGTCTCGACGCCGATCTTGGGCACTTGCTCGTTCGTCTCGGGGTCGGTCATCGTCGAGAGGTCGAGCATGTAGATGCGCGAGAGGCTGTCCGACGGGGCGTTCTGACCCTCCACGATCGGGATGCCGTCCCAGTCGCGGAACCGCTTGGTGCCGGTCATGCCGCGGCGACTCTCGGCATCGTCGCCGACGCTCTCGCGGCCCGCACCGCCACGACCATCGTACCGGACCTGCGACTCCCGGAGCTCGCTCAGTATACGTGCCGAGTCCCGTCCCGTATAGATCACGAGGTCCTCGATCGACGCGCCGTTGTTGCCGAGGCGCTCGATCATGCCGTCGACGAGGTCGGCCGTGAGCTGGCGGTCGCCGTTGCCGCTGTTGTGGTCGACCTCAGCGTCGAACCAGCCACCCTCGTTCGACCCGCCCGCGCCGGTCGCGCTCCGGTCGACGGTGTAGACATCGAGGTCGCCGTCGGTGAACAGGTTGCCGTTCACGTCGGTCGCGTTCGCTTCCTCGTCGCTGGAGGCGACGATTCGGTCGATGGTGGTAAGCGCACCGTCGGTTTCGTACTGCGGCGTCGGCGAGGCCGAGTTCGATCCGGCGACCGCGCGGGCGAGGCCCTGGGTCTCGAACCGGAGCTGCCAGTAGTCCTCGCCGAGCGCGGTGATGTTCTCGAGTGGGACGTCGTCCTGGAGTTGGCTCTCGATCTCCTGGATGATCGTGCCCTCGAAGAGCATCTGGCTGTGGTGCGGGTCGGCCTTCTCTTCGCGTGTGTCGAAGGTGACGGGCGTCCCCCACGACCCACCCTCGGGGGGCGTGTCCATCTGCGGCGGCCCGAACGCCGCCCGGAAGGTCTGCGGCCGTGGGTTGTTGATGTCGGCGTCGGCCGACGTGGCGTCGATCTTCGGGAGGAGGCCGTACAGCGCGGTGGCGGTGTTGGCCTGGTTCCACAGGACCGCCCCGTAGACGTCGTTGCTTCGACCGGCGTCACTGCTCGTGAACGCCGCGTGCTGTGCGAGGTCGGAACCCCCGTCGGCGAACAGCTTTCGCATCGCGGACTCGTAGGAGAATCCGTTGTAGCTGTCGCGCGAAACGTGGGCGAATGCAGGGTCTTCCATGAATGGTGTACCTATCAGTAGTGTGGTGTGATGTGTCAGCAACCGGACGGCCGCGACGGCCGTCAAAAAATCGCGGTTACGCGCCTCCGCGGGCTTCGTCCTCGATGCGTTCGAGTTCGGCGTCGAGGTCGCGGCCCGTTTCGGCGGGGCCGCCCGACGGGTCACTCGTGCCGCCAGTCATCGCGTGCTGGCCGATGTCCTCGACCGCATCGTCGACCGCCCCCTCCAGTTTGGGAGCCAGTTCGTCGACGACGTCGCCGACAATGTTCTCTCGGGTGTCCGAGAGCTTCTCGTCGAGTTCGTCCTCGGTCACGAACTCACCGGCATCGGCGTCGGCGTGCTGTTCGGGTTCGGGGGCGTCGTCTTCGTCGTCGTCCTCCTCGTCGTCGTGCTCGTCGTCGGCCTTCGGCTCGGAGTCCTCGCCAAGGCTCTCGACGGCGGCCATGACGTCGGCCGCGTCCGCGCCGTCGATTGCGCTGGCAAGACGGGCCGCCGCGTCGTGGGCGTCGTCCTGGCCACCATCGTCGTCGCCGTCGGCGTGCTCGTCGACGTCCGCCCCCGCATCCGCACCGTTGGGAGGACCCTCATCATCGGCGGCGGCTTCGGCGACATCGTCGGTCGCCCCGCCGTCCGCGTCGTCGGTGGTCACGTCGACGTCCGCGTCGACGTCGTCCATCGCGTCGAGCAGACGCTGTTCGGTCACGTCGTCGTTGTCGCCGAACTCATCGGAGTTGACGGTGAGCGTGACGGCCTCCTTCTGCGAGAGGTCGTGGTCCTGTGCCTTCTGCGTCGCTTCGCTGGCTGCTCGTCCGAGGTCGGGGTCGATCCCCGACGCGGAGAACAGGTTGTCGATGAATCCCATGTGTAGTGTCTCCGTGATGTCGTCGTGGTTGGCCGTGTCGCGCGGGGTCTCAGCCGGCTCGCCGCCGGCATCACTGGCCCCGGTCAGCGCCGACCGGAACGTCGCGGCCATGCCATCCTTGGCGTCAGACATGGCCAGTTTGAACGCCGCGACGCCGAACTCCGAGCCGGGGTTGAGGATCTGGTCGTCCGTGCCGATCGTCGTCGAGTGCCAGTCGAGTTCGGTGACGCGCTGGCCGGCGTCGGTCTCCTCCCATTCGCGAGGGACGACCGTGACCGAGAAGCCATCTAGCGCGCCGGCCATCGTGAGCAGACGCATTTTTCGGGCGAAGTAGGTGTCGTTCGCGAGGTTCGCGACCGCCCAGAACTCCGGTCGGCCGTCGCCGTCGGCGTCCTCGACGTGCGTGGTGAGCGTGTCGCCGGCGTCGAACTGGAGGGTCTCGTCGCCGACCTCGACCTCGGTGAGGTCGTCCAGCTCGAACGACTCGATCACGTCGCCGACGATCACGTCGTCGTGGTCGTACGAGACCGGGCCGCCGGCCTTGCCCTGTGCCAGATAGGTGTCGAGGGCGTCCTCCAGCGCCCCCATTTCGAGTTTCTGCGGGGGTTGACCCTCCGCCGCGTTGCCGCGGTCGAACTGCTCGATCGAGGCCTTGCCGTACAGGATGAAGTCGTCGGCCGCAAGCGCCGCCTGATACTCCTCGGGGAGGTTCTCTTCGTCGATCCGGCGCTCGTACTCGTCGCCGCCCGCGAGGTCTTTCGGCGCGACCGTCTCGGTCGCGGTCCGGACGGCCGCGAGGCTGCCTGTGAGGGTGCGGCTGGAGTCGGCGTAGTTGCTGGTGCTCATGGTGTGTCCTCGGGATGAGGGACGTCCTTGTCCAGTTCGTGACGCGCGCTCGCCGACTTCGGGCGATAGGTCTCCCGGAAGATCTCATCGTCGCACGGGTAGAGTTCACCCTCAACGCCTTTGATGAGCCAGTCGCCTCGCTCACCGACCAGCGTGCCCTCTCGCGTGTTGATTTCGGTACGTTCGGCGAGTCGCTTCGCGTGGACTTCTACCGGCTTCTTTTCGAAGACGAGTGGGTGTTCCGGCGGGTCAGTGTCGGTCATATCATCCAGCCCTCACGTACGTGTGGCGTTCTTGGATGTGCGCCACCCATTCGCGAGTGTCCATGTCCGGGAAGTGCTCGCGGCTCTTCTCACGGACGAGCGATTTCAGTTCGTCGAGCGGCATCGGCTCGCCGCCGTGCTCGGGGTTCGACGCGGCTTTGATCTCCGTGCAACACTGTGTGGTGTGGCCATCCTGTGGGCCTTGCCACATGTAGAGTTGCTCGTCGGCCCGCCCGGATCGTTTGAGACCGATCTCGCGGGCTTTGTTGAGGATCGCCGCCGCTTCGGAGCGTACCACTTCGAGTGCCTTGTCGATCGACGTGTCGAACCGCTCGGCGAAGTCGTCGGCGAGCGTCGCGAGCGACCACCCCGACGCGTCATCGAGTGTCGACCGGAAGAACCGAGAGATGTCAAGCGTCGACGCGTCGATGTCGACGCCGGCCCACACCACGCCGGAGTTGATCGCGTCTTCGATCGTGGACCGGACGTATTTCGGCACGTCGCTCGCCGAGTTCCAGTACGACGAACTCGCCTTCTGCCCCAGCTCATCGAGTGACTCCGCGCCGGGATCGGGCCACACGATGTGCTTGAACGCCCCCTCCATGTCCCGGAGGTGTTGGTCGACGCCGCCGTCCGTCACCGCCGTTTCGGCGACAGCCCCGGTCGGCGACCCCTCCGCCGACTGTCGGGGTTCGCCGGGTGTCTCCGGGCTCGGCGGGCCTTGCTGACCCGGGGCGACACCGCCGACGCTCGGCTCCTCCCACGCGCCTTGGTCCTGAAGTTCGGCCTCGCCATCGTTGACCTTCACTTCGCCGTCCTCGATACGCGCGCCGACGCCGACCTCTTCGGCCTTCCGGGCGATGTCGAGCGACTGTTCGAGGTCGTCGAGTTTCGTCTCTTGGGGCGGGACGTACCGCGCCAGCCAGTCGTCGTACCCGAGGATCGACAACAAGCGGTCAAGCGGGCCATCGGCGAGTTTCTGCTGGGCGCTCGCGACCGACCGGTCGGTCACTTCCAGCTGGAGGCCCTCGTTGTTGAGGCCGCCCGCGTCCTCCATCTCGGAGTCCTGCGCGTCGGTGATACCGAACGTGTTGCGGATCTGCGATTCGAACTTCTTGCGGAGGTCGTGGGACTGACCGAGGAACTCATCGCCCATCGTGTCGACGACCTCCACGTCGGGGGTCGAGTTGGACTCCGGGGAGTACTCGTTGTAGAATATCGAGCTCGTGTACGGGTCTTGCTTTTGGTCCTCTTCGGCCTCGTCGAGTTGCTTCTCAAACGCGTCCGGGTTGGTCGTGTGGACCATCAGGAACTTGTTGGGCGTCCGATCGGAGTGTGGGTCGAAGTACTCGACCGCGTAGGTGTTCATCCAGTGGAGGATCGCCTGCTGGACCCACACGAGGTGGACCGGCGAGACGCCGTCGAGGCCGTGGAGTCGTGGGATGTGGTGGGCCCACATCACGACCTCCTCCTCGAAGTAAAACGACTGGACGTCGTTTTGGCGACGGCGTGCGCCCGCCCGCTCCAGTTCGGCGTAGTAGACTTCGCGGAGTTCGGCCCCGCACGTCTCGCAGACCCCTGACTCTGTGGCGACCGCGGCTTCGCGATGGACCGGACACGTCCACCAGAAGCCGCCGATCCGACCGTGCTCGTCGACCACGGGGACGATCCGCTTCGCGTCGCCGCGCACCAGCTCGTCGAACTCGCGGGCGATCACCTCGCCGGCCTCGGCGAGCGTCCGGCCGTTGGCCGAGACTGTCCGGCCGGCGATCGCGTAGTCGAACTTACAGACGAGCGTCGAGACGCCGAGGCGGGACTGGTCGTCCTCGGCCATCTGCATGAGTTCGCGAAGCGACTGGCCCTCCTTGTTGACCGACTCGGCGAACGCCTCGAGTTCTCGACGCTCGCCCATGTCGATTGAGCGTAGGCCGGGGTCGTCGGCGTCGGTCGCGCCGCACTCGTCGCACTCCTCGGCGTCGCGGTCGTCGAATTCCGCGCCGCAGTGTTCGCACTTGACCTGGAACCGCGGTGTAAAGATCGGAAACTCGTTGCGGTAGATCTCGTCCGACCGTTTCGCGATCGCCTTCGCGACTTCGAGGTTGTCGAGGGCAAGGGATTCGAGGCCGACCGATCCGAGGTCCGTGACGACGTCGTTGATCCGGCGGGTCGGCCCGCCGTCGCGGCGGTCGCGGTCCTCCTGCTCGCCCGTGGGATCCGGCGTCGAGCTGTCGGTCGGCGTCTCGGTCTTGGTGGCCAATTCGCTCTCGATCGCGTTGGCGTGCACTTCGGAATCGAACGGGAGCGCGTACAGCGCCGACCCGTTGCCCGTGTCGACCTTCACGCGACCGTGGTCGTCGGTTTCAGCAGCCATCTATGTGATGCTCCCCAGCGAGTGTTTCGAGCGAGAAACGGTGGTGCCGGCATCGACAGCCCGGGTGGCGATTTCGATCGCATCGAGGCGGTCGTCGTGTGCCGCGTTGGGGAACTGCAACCACTCTTGAGTCTCGAACGATCGCCACGTCTCGTCGCTGGGTTTGCCGACGATCCGCAGGGCAGCACTCTCGAACTCGGCAGCCATGTTATGGATGCGTTCCTCTTTTGAGCCAGTCGACGATGTCCCCGACGCAGGGATCGGTGTGCCGTCGCGTAAGCGTTGAGCGACACCCCGGTTCGCGTTCTGTTCGACGAGCATCGTGTCGACCGGGACGTCGGCGAGCCTGCGTTCGGCCCACTCGGCCGCCGCCTTCACGCTCATGCCACGCTCGCGGTCAAGGTGGGTGAGATATCCCCGCTCGTCCGTGCTGTCCCAAGCGATCACCGCGAGTGCCGTCCAGTCCGTGTCTCCCTCGGCCGCCTGCTGGAGGTCCTCGACCAGTCCGATGTCCATGCCAGTGACCCACCGGAAACTACTGTCGGGCCTCGGCAAAGCGTCGACGTAGGTGAGCCACTCCGATTCGAACACTTCGCCCGACAGCGCGTGCGGGTCCTGCTGGTTTTCGCGCCGCCAGATCGCCAGCGAGTTGTCGTCGTCGACGATGTCGTAGAGTAGTGCTTCGGGTGGTTTGTGTTCGGGCCACAGCACGTTGATCGGCTCGTTCGGTTCGACGCCATTGTTCGCGAGGTTCGTGTCGGCGGGGAGATCGCCGACGCTATCGTAGGTCTCGCCGTCGTCGCCCCGGACCGACCACGCACGCTCCTCAACGAGCGGCCAGTCGGTCTCGTTGATGGCCTTGCGGATCGTGACGTCCCACGTTGCCGAAT